TCCTAAAAGATTTTGTGTCGACCGTTGGGAAAAACCTGTTCAGCTCCCTCCTGGGCGGGGCAGGTACCAACTCCGGAACCGGGCTCGGTGGACTCCTTGGCGCCGGGCTCGGTTCTTTCTTCGGGCCCATAGGAACCGCGATCGGCGGGTTCCTGGGAGGCATGTTTAAATTCCATGAAGGCGGAATGATCTACGCACACGCCGGGCTCGCCCCGGACGAAGTTCCGATCATCGCGCAGACCGGAGAAGGCGTCCTCTCGAGGCGCGGGATGGCGGCGATCGGCGGAAGCGGAGCTCTCCGGTCCATCAACCGCGGGGATGCGCCATCCGGAGGGAACGGGATCACGGTCGTCATTAACCAGGTGGTAAGAGCCTGGGACTCGAATGACGTCTACAGGAACAGTAGGACACTGACAGCGGCGATCGCAAACGAGATCCGGACGAACGGGGATCTCCGCCGCGCGATAAAGGAGACCTCATAACATGGCAGCAGACGGACTCACACTCGCCCCGGACTACGTGTTCGAGGAAGAAATCGAATACAAAACGCTGGTCAGCCAGTTCGAGAACGGATCCGAACAAAGGCGCCAGGTTTGGGCCACGCCTCGCCGGCGCTTCAAGCTCATCTACAAGAACCGGACGACCACGGAATTCGGGACGATGAAGACGCTTTTTGATACGAGCGCGGGATCCTACGGGACCTTCCTCTGGACTAACCCGAACGATAGCATACAACGAACCGTCCGCTTTGAGGGTGACAAACTCGCGCCAAAACTCAAAGCCTACGGCGTCATGGACTTTGAGGTGACGCTCCTTGAGGTGAAGTGATGCCGCGCACGACGACCGAAGGAAACACAGCGTCCTTCAAAGCCTCAAAGAACGCGCTCTCGAATAAACCGATCCATCTTTACACGCTCTACGATTACGACGGCGGCGGGAACAACCTCTGCTTCGCCGGCTACGACGCGGACGTCGTCTTTGACGGCGTCACCTATCTTAAGTTTCCGATCACGCACGAGTACGTCGCGGAGAACACGAACGGCGAGATCAACTCGCTCAAGATCTCGATCTCAAACATCTCGCGCCAGATCCAGGGCTATCTCGAGACCTATGACATCCGCGGAAAGAAGATCACCGTGACGATGGTCTGGGCAGACAAACTGAACGATCCCACGACCTTCATCCAGGACACATTTTTCATAGACTCCTACGGCGCGAACGCGGATACCGCGGAATTCATCTGTGCCGGCAAGTTTGACATCATGAAGCTCGAGCTCCCGGCCCGTAAGTTTTGGCGGAACTATTGCGCGTGGAAATTTAAATCCGCGCAGTGCGGCTACGCCGGCGACGAGACAGCGTGCAACAAAACATTCCAGAGATGCGGGGTGCTTGGGAACCGGGTCCGGTTCGGAGGGTTTCCGTCCATCCCGTCGAGGACGATCTATGTCGGTTAAAAAAGAGCTCTTGAAGGACCACGACGCGCTCGAAAAGACGATCGTCGAGCGCTTCCTCGGGATCCCGTACGCGTGCAAGGGCAGGGATCCGAAGACCGGCCTTGACTGTTGGGGCCTCGCGCTTTGCGTTTACGAAATGCTCGGCGTAAAACTCTTTGACCTGGACGTTGACTACGACGTGAAGTGGCACGAGAAAGGCGGGAACTATCTCGCGGAGAATCTCTGGCGGGACTGGGAGCCGGTCGCAAAACCGGAGTTTCTCGGGACCGTGCTTTTTTTGAGCATGGAAGGCGTGGCATACCACGGCGGGATCTGTCTCCGGGACGGGAAATTCATTCACGGGACCAAGAAGGGCGTCATTGTTTCGAGGTTCTCCGAACCCATGCTTTTATCGAAAGTGGAAGGCTACTACAGGCTAAAAAAACTTTATGAGTAAACAGATCAGGATCGTCTGGATCCCAAACCAGATCAAGAAAGACGGACGCATCGAGAAGAAGGTCGAGTTCGTGCGCGGGACCACGCTCCGCGAGTACCTGGACGAAACGAAGTTCACGTACGGCGAAGGCTGGCACATCATCTCCGCGCGCTTCGGAAAGATCAAGGACGTCGACGCGCACATCCCGGACGGAGACGACGAGATCCTCATCATGCGCGAGCTCAAGGATCCTTTCTCGATCGGGATGGTGATCATGGCCTCGCTCGGAGCCTCGATCGCGACGGCGGCCGCGTACGCGACGCTGGTCGGGACCCTTGCCATTCTGGCGGCCGTGGCGGTGGTGGGCTTCGCGATCTTTTCAGCATTCCAGAAACCAAAGCGCCCGAGTTTCGGAGCGTTCGGCGGCGCCGGCAGCGGAAGCCTGGAAGACAGCTCGCCGACATACGGGTGGGACGGTGTCCGGACCGTCCAGGACGTCGGGATCCCGGTCGGTCTCATTTACGGAACGCACAAGGTAGGCGGGAACATCATCAACCAGTACACCTGGAACGACGGGAACAAGGAATACCTGAACCTTTTGATCGCGCTCGGAGAAGGCGTGATCGACAGCATTTCAGACATCACGATCAACGACAACCCGTTCGAGAACTTCACTGGGCTCACGAAATACGAGCGCTACGGCACGAACGACCAGACGATCATCGAAGGATTCGAGCAGCTCCACAACGTGGTGGACGTTGGCGCAATGCTCGTCAAAGACACGGGCTACGTTTACACGACCCAGGACGACGACGTCGAGGCCTTCGAGGTCGAGATCACGTGCCCTTACGGCCTTTATGAAGTGACGAATGGAGGGGACCAGATCTCAACGGAAGCGAAGTACAAGGTCGAATACCGCACGCACGGATCCGGAGATTATACCGATCTCGGCGAGCAAACGATCACGGACTCGTCCAGGACCACGGTCCGCAGGAAGTACCGGAAAGAAGGCCTCACGCCGGGGAAGTATGACATCCGCGTGACAAGGACCAGCGACGATTCGACCACGATGAAAATACGGGACCTCCGGTTCAACCGACTCGATGAGATCAAAAACGAGGACCTGGCGTACCCGAACACGGCGCTGCTAGGGCTTAAGCTCCTGGCAAACGACCAGCTCTCCGGAGCGGTACCGAACATCAACTGCATTGTCAAGGGGATGAAGATCAAGACCTATAAGATCATGAACGGCGACGAAGAAGTGGCCTATGACGATTATTACTGGGACCCGGCGACATCGCAATTTAAACTCCTTGAAGACGACACGGTCCTGACATGGGACGGGGAAACCTACTCGACCGCCTACAGCGCGAACCCCGTCTGGATCATTTACGATCTGATCGTAAACAACCGATACGGCCTCGGGGAATTCATCGAGGCAACCTATATCGATCTTGCGCAATTTGTCGAGATGGCGAAATACTGCGACGAGAAACTCCCGGACGGCGAGGACGGATACGAGAAACGCTTCGAGCTGAACGTGGTCCTGGACTCCGCGCACTCCGCGCTCGACATCCTGATCCAGCTCACGGCCTCCTTCCGCGCCTGGGTTTTTTATAGCGCCGGCACGATCAAACTCAAGATCGACAAGGCGGAGACACCGACGCAGATGTTCGGAATGGGGAACATCATCGAAGGCACCTTCCAGCAGACATGGAAAGCACTGAAAGACGTACCGAACGTGATCGACGTGCAATACCTCGATAAAGACAAGAACTACGAGCAGGAGATCGTCGCGTACATCGACGAAACAAGCCTCGCCACAAACCCTATGAGAAAGAGATCCGTGCGCGTCTTTGTGACGAAGATGTCCCGTGCGGTCCGGGAAGCGCGCTACGCGCTTTTGATCTCGCAATACATTCATAGATCCATCAGTTTCAAGGCCTCCATTGACGCAATCGCATGCCAGGCCGGCGACGTGATCGCCGTGACGCATGACGTGCCGAACTGGGGAAACTCCGGGCGCGTGAAAAGCGGGACCGCGAACACGGTGGTGCTGGACCAGAACGTGACGATCGTGGAAGGAACCACGTACAAGATCCAGGTGCGCCACGCCGCGGACGACACGATCGAGGAAAAGACGGTCACGACATCCGCGGGATCCACGGCGACGCTCGCGATCTCCGGGACCTGGACCACGACGCCGGCGGCCGGGGACGTCTGGTTTTTTGGGGAAACGAACGTCTACAAAAAGAACTTCCGCATCATCAGCATGCGCCGCGGGAAAGATAACGAGATCGAGATCCAGGCAATGGAGCATTCGACCCTGGTATTTGACGACACGGCTCCGACGCTCCCGGACTCGAACTACACGGACCCGACGGCGGGGATCCCGAGCGTCGAGAACCTCGCGCTCACGGAGCGGATCGTTAAAATGCCTGACGGAACGATCCAGAACGTGATCGACGTCTGGTGGACGAAACCGGACACAAGCGCCTATCCGTTTAAGCAATGGCAAAAGGCGAAGATCTATCTAAGCGATAACGCCGGGACAACGTACGCGCTCCAGGGCGAAAGCGACGGGACATCTTTCTCGATCCAGGCCGGGATCCAGGAAAGCAAAGCGTACAAGGTCTGCGTGACGAGCGTGAACATGATCGGCGAGGAAAAATCGATCACGCTCTGCCCGACGGCCACGATCACGGTCATGGGAAAACTTGCGCCGCCCTCTGACGTGACCGGGTTCGCCGCGAGTTTCGCGGGCGATCACATCCACTTCACATGGAATCACATTACAGACGTTGACCTCGACGGCTACGAGATCCGGGAGCTCCCGTACTCGACCGCGCCCTGGTCTCTCGGGATCCCGATCGGAGACAGGGTCTCGCAAAACTCCTTCGATTATTTCTTGATCACGTCGCTCGGGAACCGCTACTTCGCGATCAAGGCGATCGACACGACCGGGAACTACTCGACGCAGGCGGCGTACGCTTCACTCGTGATCGTGGATCTTCCGAATTTGAACGTCATCGAAACGATAGACTTCGATCTCACGGACGGAGCGTTAAGCGGGGCCGCGGAGCGGATCCTTTTTAAAGGCTACTCCGAAGACTTCTACCGGACCGCGCTTTCACTCATGACGGCCGCGACATGGGACGACGGTGGGACGTGGGACGCTGCGGGGGGGACATGGGACGCACCGGTGACGGCGGAGGACGGAACCTACATCACGGAAGTGGTCGATCTTGGCGGGAACGTCGAGACCTCCGTCAATCTTTCCGTCGGGATCGCGAACACAAGCGGCGGCCGGCTTACCGCGTACATCGCATACTCCGATTCAGATTCAACACCGGACACCTGGGTGCCATTTGCGAACGGGCAATACACCGGGCGTTATTTCCGCTTCAAGCTCGTTTTTTCAAGCGACGACGAAGACGAGACCGTCACGATCTATCAAATCAAAGCGGTCTTCGACGTCCCGGACAAAGAGGAATACGGCCTAGCGGTCCCGGTCTCTGATACCGGATGGACCACGGTCACTTTTACGGAATCTTACATCGAGATCAAGGCGCTTCTCGTGAGCGTCACCGGAGGCGCACTGATCGCGGAGCTGGACCAGACAGATCTCCCGGCATCCTTTGACGTAAAACTGAAGGACGGCGCCGGCAGCCAGCAAGCGGGAACGATTAACTGGTGGGCAAAAGGCTACTAACAAAAACATAAAACAAGGGGAATACTGCCATGAGTAAATGCACATTCGCGGAATCAACAGGGGTCGAATCCGAAAAACCATTATCGTCCGGAGGCCTGAATTCATCGGACATCCGGAACGCGCTCGGCGCTCTTTTCCAGGGCGATATGGGCGTACTCCGTCCGCGAGCGCAATCGACGCCGAACATGACGATCCACGTCAATCCCGCGGCCTTGAACTCTTTCTTCCATCAGGTCTGGGGGACAGGGAATAGTCCATTTACTTATGCAGGCGGGAACACTTCTACGATCACGGCCCCGAGCTCACTGCCACGGATCGACATCGTATACCTGACCGCGGCCGGCGCGCTTGCGATCGTAACAGGCGAGGAAGGCGTGACGCCGGCGGCCGACTGGGCATCACTTCCAAAAGACGGCCTGCCTATCTGCCTGATCTATTGCAAGACCACAATGACCAAGATCCTGAATTATGAGGACAAGGACACCGACACGGACCAGGGATACATTTATTCCGACGTGCGCCCTTTTTTGAATCTCGGCGGCGGCGCATCTTTGGCGGACATGTACGCGGCTCAGGACAACATCGCGCTGCTCGCTTTTCGCCTGGCAGTGCAAGGTGCGCTCGCGATTCAGAAAATGGAAGATGGAATCATCGATGAGTACGAGGACCAGACCGGGATCGATGATGCGGCTAGCACGGCGACCTATGACGCAAGCGGTGATTATTACTCAAACAATCAAGGCGACCAGACGGGAAGCGGGACGGCGCTGAGTGGGGGGGATAGTGGGGTCTTGGGGTTGCTTTTACATTTGGACAACAATTATACGGATGTATCTGGCAAAACAGTGACGGCTGTGGGAAGCCCGTCATTTGATGCAAGCGTAAAAAAGTTTGGCACACATTCGGTTCATTTCACAGGAAGCCATTATTTAACAATTCCTGACTCAAACGACTGGAATTTTGGAACTGGCAATTTTATTATAAATTTTCAATGGCGTCGTGTAGGTGATCTCGAATCTTGTCTTTTTGAGATAGGGAACGGATTAAGCGATGGAATTCGCTTGTGGTGGACTGCAACATCTTTAGTGGTTTACATAAACAATAGTGCTGTTGTTACAGGAACAATCCCTTCTGCCGATGGAAATTTTCACCACATCGAGGTAACGAGGATTGGAACTTCTGTGTATTTGTGGATTGACGGAACCCAATCTGGTTCTACGGGAACAAGTTCTGCGAATATCACTGGCGGAACTGGTGGCGTAGCAATAGGAGCGACAACGGCAGGGGCTTCTGCGGTTCCTGAGTGCTACTACGATGAAGTCAGGATTATAAAAGGCGTAGGAGGACATACTAGCAGTTTTACGGCGCCAACGGTAGCATATGCGTCGACTGATGACGTTCACGCAAAAGATAGCGCCTTCGACGACGACACAGACACATACTGGGGCAGTTCACAAACCAGCGGAAGCATCAGCGGTGCGGGATATATCGGCTACGACTTCGGGGCTGGCGTAACGAAAGCCATCACCGGCTTCACGATCAAACAGCACGCCGCTGACCAAGCGATAAACTCCGTCAAAGTTCAGCGTTCCGACAACGGTTCGGATTGGACGGATGTCGCGACAGTCTCGATCACTGCGGACACTTCCGCGCAAACAAAATCCTTCACGAACACAACGGCCGCGCGCTACTGGCGCCTCCTTGCGAACGCTGAAACCACAAGCGGATCCTGGGAGGTCGAGGAAGTGGGCTTTACGCTTTCGGAAGATTTGGAGCTGATCAGCGAATCATTCGAGGCGGAGGCGACGCCAACCGAGGCCCGGGTCTGCATTTTCCTCGAAGAAGTGGACGCCATCACGGTGAACACGGACTTCAAAGCGTACGTCTCACGCGACGACGGCACGAACTGGACGCAGATCACGCTGACAAATGAAGGCGAATACGACACCGGCAAGGACATTCTGTCCGGGAGCATCAGCGTATCAAGCCAGCCGAGCGATAAGACCATGCGCTACAAACTCATCACGGACAACCTGAAGGTCGTGAAAGTGCACGGCGCGTCACTGTCCTGGAAATCATAAAAGGGGGAATTTATGGCAGTCAAAAGACTGATCGATGCAACGGACAAAGAAAAGATCAAGAAGCGGGACAAGGCCCGGAAGGACTTCAAGGACGGGATCCAGGGCGCCTCAAACGTGGCACAGCTAAAAAAGGTCGTGAAGGATCTCGCGGCTTACGTCTTCGGTGATGACGCGGCGTAAAGCAAGGAAAAATAAATTTACCGGACCAATCGAAACGTGGAAAATTTTCGCATGAACAAGGGAACGAAACGATGATCGAACTGCCAATCCTCCAATTCTGGCTCGGCGTCCTGACCCTGGCGATCGCCGGCGTCGGCGCTACCGTCGGCGCTGTCTGGACCATATCCAATAAGATCCACGACATCGAGACGACGATGGACCGAAAGATCCAGGAAGCGGCCGAGATCCAGGACCGCAAGTTAAAAGAGGCCCAGGCCGAGGGCGACGCAAAACGCCAGACGATCTACCGGCGCTTTGACGAATACAAGGCTCACCTCGAAACAAACTTCGTCCGCCGTGAAATGTGCGCTCTCATGCATAACGAAACCGCGAAAGCGGTGACGCGGATCGCGGACGAGATGTCCGA